TGGAGGTGTAGTGGTAGATCCAGATGGACCATTATTATTGTACACAAGTGGATATCCATTGGCTAACGAACCACCTGCATACATGCCCGTCGCAGGATTATATAATTCAGGCACATTTCCCACAAGCGTCTGCCATTTTAAATAGGCGTTATTATCCAAATCACATTGTGCTTTAGCAATCATATATTCCCCATCAAACTCCTGAATTTTCTGACCTCCAATAAAAAATGCTATGTTTTGAATAATATGACACCCAATGTAGTTCGTCCACGCAAAATTATATTGCGAATTGCGTGAACCTTGCGGTAAAGAAATGTATTTGCAATAAATATCGGGCAAGTTAAATACAAAATACATATCTCTCACCAAATCGGCAATGCGCTGAATTTTATAACGAATCTGAATCGGTTGATCATACGATAGATCCTGAGGACCGTCCATCGATGCGGTTACCGATTCTTCCGCAAAATGCGCATATTTCTTATAGGTTTTATAGAAATAGGTGAAATCTGGATTTCCACTCAGAATCACATTTTGTGCTCCGTAGGCAACCAATGAAAACAGACCCCCGCCTGGCATTACTAGTGTTGTACTAGGTAATCTATGTGTCCTTTAGACCTACAGATTAACATCAAACAATCTATTCATTTATCGAGCCTGTGTCCACCAATTATCAGCCATATAAGGGGGAACATCGGCTATTTGTTTTGAATCCATCTTCGAAGATGGTCCCTGGTTCATCATCTGTTGAATTTCAGCATAGCATAATGCATAACTGAAATAGGTCAGACGACTCAACATTCCATTCATCGCACCCAATACATTAAAATCATTCTCACCTAATGAGGTTACCTTTGATTTAGATAGGAGAATACGACGATTACTAAAGACGGAAATATCCTGATAATTCTGATAAGGTGCAAATCCCTCAAATGACATCTTCTTTGCAATGTTGCCATTTACGTAAATCTCAAGGGAATGCTCCTTACAGACCACGGCCATATGAACCCACTTGCTAACAGGAATGTTTTCGATCTCAATAAAATTGTTCCATGTTTTATAGGTATTCATATATACTCGCAGTGTATTTGTATCCGAACGCATATAGACACCGGGTGCCAATAACGGAAATTGTCCTGGATAGCCTTTATGAAATATGTGGAGTAATCCAGCGGTTGGATTATTTTGCTGAAACGCCGACGGATTCACAAACAAGTAAAACGAATAACTGAATTCAACGCCCGTTCGCTCATTGCTCGACAAGTTCACTGAATTTGAACCCGCTACATTCGGATTTTGCAAAATCGTAAGCGATTTATCGTTGGTGACGGTATTTGGCACCAAATTGGTACGATTCATCGATAAACGATTGAAGTATTTGTAGATCAATTCAATAAAGATGAACACTACATACAGAATTCCAACATATCCTAATGCAAACAACACCTGTTGTATAAGATCGTTGCCGGACCCACTTGACGAGACCCCTGACGTATTAGAATTAGAAAATGGCCAAGGCATTCGTTTCCTTTTTATAATTTGTATTATTTATTTGGCCAAATGGGACTCTAATTATTGAGCAGGACCCTGCATATAGTTCTTATAGACCGCCTCAGGATTCAATGCTGCATCATACATAGTTGTATTGGAAATCTGTCCGCCAAATCCACCGTATGCCAACATGGTGGCCGAATAACCACTGGGATCCACCTTGAAATTAGCAGGGAGTACGCATGAACGAGACAATTTTCCATCCATATACACATCAACGGTTCTTCCATTCACTGCCACCACCAGATGTACCCAGCGCTGTAAATCAATTTCCGGTAAGTCACATATGGTGGACACGTCCAATAGCCCTGAATCCGTTTGTGGAGTGGTAAATAATCCTGAACGAGTGGCGCGCGATAATGCCTCCGTAGGAGACTGTGTCGTAGTTGTCACCGTACTCGAATCCTTTGTATGAAAGCGAATCTTTAATTTTGGCTTCGTAGCACCTAAGTAGATTCGAATGGTATCAAAATTTGGCCCACCAACCAGTAAAATGGCCTTATTTCGATTCAAATGATAACTCCAATTATTGACATATATCCATGTAGAAACCGTAAATTCACCTCCCTCAAATAACCCTGGTAATTGACCTGAGGAAATTGTGATTGGTGCGTTCGGATCCACATTCGCCGCCTGATTTGCAGTCAAAAGAGAATAACTGTTTGCTGTCTGTAGTCCGAATAAATAATGATATAAATAATACAAACCAATTAGCCCGCCAATAATCATGACATATGGTATCAGACGTGAAACGGAAGCTGAGTTATTGCTACTCATCTTTCTGTTTGATACATGGATATTCTATGGAGGGAATTTTAGGCATAGGGAGAATTCCATTTTAAGAATTGGTTCGCTGGCGGCTTTGTAACGGGTTTACATGGTAATCCGGAAGGGCATTGCGCCAATAAGGATATGTTGGGAAGACTCGCATTCAGAGTATTATCTTCCAATACAAGGTCATTCGTATCAACCAACGTCATTCGAGTGCGCTCAATATCACTGGGAGCAAGTCGTGTACCATTAATCATGACATGAATGACACCTCCGTCGAGGCCCTTATTTCCTACTGAAAGAGGGCTACTGATGATAACCGGATAGGACTCCATGCGCTGTGATGCTACAATCTTATTGTCATAAATTACATCAAATCGCCGTCCATCGCGTAATATGGCAATAAAAATCCATTTTTGCTTTGGAATGGGCGGAAGTTCAATCAATTCATCTTTGGTCGCAGCACCTTGTGAGTGAGTCCGGACTCGAAGCTGTGCCGCACATTGTTGTTTATTATTCGGCGCATTCGATACTTCTAGAAACCAATTATTGGAAATTTGAAGAAAAGGCATGTAATTATTCGTATAATTGCCCGTTCGATTACCATTTAAAAACTTAAACATTCCCATGACCGTACACCCGTTTGTCCCCAATAAGGTTTTTTGAGCTACATCCGGCATCACGATATCTTTCTTTGTGTTAAGCGGTGTCATCACAGAAAGTACTTCATCATTACCACCCCCTGGATAGATCACATAAACAACAAGATAAATCGTTATAAGAATAATAATCAACACAACTGCGATAATTCCAAACGACATCTCTTCTATCTATGGATTTGATTTGTTCTATCGATCTAAAGCTGGTCTATCACAAGTATACTAACATGGCTGGTATTCCGGACTGTACCTTAACCACCGCATGCTATTTACTTACTTCCTATCATTCTAACAGTCGTAATCTAGAACAAACCCTCGATTCTATTCAAACCCTTCTTAGCGTCCCATGTTACCTGGTGATTTATTGCAATTCTGCAATGGAACCTCACCTTATGGAACGACGTGCACCTTATTGTTCTATCACTAAAATCATTGTACAAGAATTCGAAGAGTTATGGTGTTATCCACTGCTTGAAACCGTAAAGAAAAATCGTGAGGTCTATTGGCCTACACGAGATCAACGTACATGTGCCGAAACCCATCTTCTTACATGTAATAAGGCAGATTTTGTGCTACAAACCATACATTCCAATCCGTTTCATACAACAAAGTTCGGCTGGATCGATGCCAATATTGGTGCCAACGCGTCGAAGTTATCGAATTCCTATCAGAATCATATGCTTCTTCATGTATTACATCATGTAACAGATAAATTCCATCTTCAACTTTTGAATGTAACAGATAAGAAATACAAACAGCTCGAGAATAAGCGTGAATATTATTTAGAATATCGGTGGGTAGCATGTGGTTGTCTCTTTACGACGTCTAAGGCGGTAGGAATTGCAATTTTGAATCGATTCAAAGAGATTGTTGTGCAAACAACGGAGATGGGATATGGGCACGGTGAAGAGATGTGTTATTTAGAGATTTTAGATGAATTCTATGATGACATTCACCGTTCTTATGGAGATTATAAAGATATGTTACATAACTTTATTAAGCACACTTCGAATTTTGTATATATCTATTGGCGAGTCATCATTAATTATTATCATTTTGGATACTTTAGAGAGTGTATTGATGCATGCGAAGCACTTCTTCAACAATTTGACGATTTTTCAGTAGAAATTAACTATGATTTATACGTTCGACTCTATGACGTATATTATCTATCTCTTCTTCAAACGGACCGAAATAAAGCAGAACAAGTTGCCAATCAGATCCGAACCTATTATCACGCTCACCCGATTTTTCGTCAACAGTTTGATCAACTTCGATATCTCTGTGGTATGAATGATTTTAACACGATGTAGAACCAGACGGCATCGGCAATGCTCCAAATGGTGCATTAACAATAAGCGCCGGTTTCGCGTAACGCATTTCTGATGTACTTAGTATACGATTCCATATTTTCAGTAATTGAAATTTGGCGACAGTTGTCTCAGTAGAAAGAGCCGGATCAATCGGCCCCACAACATTCTTTAAACTATAATCATACTTTCTCGTTTTTACCAGATTGCCATTGATATACACTTCCATCGCTTGCTCCATAACAATAATACCCAACCGAAACGGTTGTTGAACAGGTACATTCGGAATTACTATATTTTCTTCACTCTTTGTTGTACTCGATCCTGATAACACTGATACAACAAGGTCATTCGTATCATGTTTCAATGCTACCACCAAATTATAGGTAGTTAGAATTCCAAGAAACGTGTCTGTACCTGTGGGAGAGGAAGAACGAACGGCGCCACGACTAAAGAGGATACGATAGTTCGTTGAGAATTGAAGTGGATTTTGAATAAATGTATCTAAGATAAGGGAATAGCCCCAAGATAAATCACGAATAGGAAGGTTGGCATCAAGGATTTCAGGATTACTTCCTTTATTCCAAAATACAATACCATCATCACCACCTGGGACAGGAATCATACCGGGACCGCCGGGGCGCATTTGGAAGATGGGTGTGATTAAGAAATGAATGATGATCAATATAAAGAGGAGAACGACGGCAACAGCCAAAAGATAGGTTGTGATTTGACCGACAGTGGACAAGCCACTGCTAGACGAGATAGATGAGGATCCAAACCAACTCGAGGAAGAAGAATTAGACCAATTCGAAAAAGTACTACGACCTGAAGAGGGACCAAAGAATGATGTATTAGAACTGGGACCCTTACCTTGCAGTGTATTAAAAAAAGAGGCAAAGGTATTTCCAGTAGATTGGGTCGCGGCCATTTCTCTGTTACTTATTAGTGTTTTATAATCGTCTTACATTCGATTCACAACATATGCGACTCCTCCAATCGCACATAAAATCACAGAACCCGTAAGGAATCCTTTTATAAAGGAACGATAATCAACCTCGTTCATATCTTCTTTGGTCCAAACCGGCGATCGATTACGTGAACCCACTTTTTCGTAATAGGTAAGAACTTCCTCCAAAGACCATTCCACTTTTCCTAACATTTTATTAACCTTATTGTGGATCATAATGGTCCATTTAATTAAATCCGTTCGAGAATCTAAAAAGGTTGTAATTGGGTGTTCCGTGAGATGTTTTCGGTAATGTTCCCGACAGATGGAGCAAGGAATAAGATAAGCAAGGGATTCGTAGAATTCTTTCGCACATTTCTTATCAGTATAGCTTGGGGTTTTTGGATATCCGAGGGCCACGATGTGGATTGTATGCCAAAAGAAAGGACCCCATACACTGGGTGGAAATTGCATTCTATTTATGATTTATCCTTTCTTCTTCTCCATCTGTTTCACATATTTGATGTTCCTGGTCTAAAGACTTTTACTGTCTTTCCTGTAAGGATTTCTATAAGACAATGAATCCCATCCGGACACAACATTGCACTAATTGCGGTCTTACAGGACATGTCTTTCGTAACTGTTTATCACCTGTCACCAGTTACGGAATCATTGCCGTTCGATATCAAGACGATAATTATCTACAATCACTCTTTTCTACATCGTCTACCGTATTAAATGGAAACGACTCTATACAATTTTTATTGATTCAACGAAAAGATTCGCTGTCCTTTGTTGAATTTATTCGGGGTAAATATAATGTACACGATGACGTCTATATCTGTAAACTTCTGCGGGGAATGACACAAAAAGAACAGGAATTACTCTTAACAAAAACCTTTCCTGAATTGTGGTTTGAAGTATGGGGAGAATCCTCCTCTGTACGTTCACATAAAGCAGATTATGAATCATCAGAGAGACGATATGGACAAATTCAAGACCGAATTCCTACGTTGATTCATGAGAATCGGTCTAAATGGGTGGAGCCTGAATGGGGGTTTCCAAAGGGACGACGAAATCCCTATGAAACCGATATGGGGTGTGCCATTCGAGAATTCCAAGAAGAAACAGGGCTATCCACAAAGGATTTCACCATTTTACAAAATACCAATTGTATTTCGGAAACGTTTTTTGGATCCAATCAAGTGCATTATTGCCACAAATATTACATTGCCGTGTGTCATAAAACAACGGAAGTGGAGATGAAGCTGGATAATTGTCATATGACTCGTGAGATTGGTGCCATTCAATGGTGTTCACTTGATGAAGCGACATCAAAGATTCGTCCGGATAACGTTGAAAAACGAGAGATTTTGTTGAAAGCAGGTAAGATCATGAAGAATTTTCACCCTGTGTCAACGAATGAAATGGCGCGCCATATCACTCGTGTATGATAGATGACTTATTTTCTAATCCTTCTCTTTGGAATGAGAAGCGTTTAGAAATAAAATGAAATATTACTCTATAAATAGTATGTCGGTCGAGTCAACGGGGTCGGTCAATAGTTTATATGATGATCCGTTTGGAGCTCTACCATCGGCAGAGGAAGCGGTCGAATCACCACCGGCTGCTGTTGAATCCGTTACGTCACTCGCTCCTGCGGCACAATCGGATTTATCGGCAGTGCCTGTAGCCAAATCGAGTTTATCCTCTGTTTCTGGAATACGAAGAGGGCCTCGTGTGGCGATGTCTCAAACGTCTGCCACAGTACCTGTCTCGTCCCCTACTGTTGTACCCGATACAGCGCCGGCAGAATCAGAGGCAGCTCCTTCTGTTTCAGAGGTTGATAACGACGCGGTTGTGGAATCAGAGGCTTTATCTGTTGAATCAAATACGGAAACTTCTGGTGTGGAACCAGAGGAGGCTGTAGAGGTGGTTGCCACAGAACCAGAGGAGGCTGATGCGGAACTAGTTGATGCGGAACCAGAGGACGCTGTAGAGGACGCTGTAGAGGACGTTGTAGAGGAGGCAGTAGAGAAGGCCGCCTCTCCTGCATCTAATGTAGTACAACAAGATGTGGCACCCGCTAGCAATATTGCTATAAAAGAATCGGAAGCACCCGTCATTGCATCAGCGATTCCGTCCGTTGTACCATCTTCTCGCCAAAAAGGAAAACCTAGTGTTGCACGTTCTTCTATTGCTCTATTACCAGATGCCGTGCCTTCAATTGCCCCATCTGCTGCTTTACCTGCTGCTTTACCTGCAGTTATACCTGCCACATCGGCGCGAAAACGAGGAAAGCCTCGTGTAGCACGTTCTATTGCTGCCCCTAGTCAATATGAAGGATTCGCCGATGCTGAACTTCTTGAAGCATGGAATACCACAATTGATATGAAAGAACGAGATGATCTGATAAAGGTACTACAGCGTCGTTCCTTATTTCCTTCCGCTGCAATGGATTCATGGGAATATCAAACGGGTGCCTATCCTGATATCATTGATCCGCAATTCTTACAAAAACTTCTCACTAAGCGTGAATTTGCGGAATCATTGCAGTATACCTGGAATCCTAATCCTGAACAAGATCCGTGTGATGATCAAACCACCTTTGAAGTTACACCTGTTCAACGGTTTGTTACCAATTTTATGTCTCCTAAGACACCTTATATGTCCGCCCTCTTGTATCACGGCGTTGGTGTAGGAAAAACATGTGCCGGCGTCCAAATTATGGAAGCCTGGCTAGAATCCTATCCACGCACCGAAGTATATCTTGTTGCTCCTCCCACCATTCAACAAGGATTTTATCGAACTATTTTTGATATTAATAAAGTCGTAATTGGAGAAGGAAATGATCCCAATTCGGCCTTACAATGCACGGGAACCACGTATATGAAACTTACCAATACATTATATGAGCGAGATAAAGCAAAGATTGAAAAAGCCGTTGCCAAAGCCATTAAACGCCGCTATAAAATCTTTGGATACATTTCATTTGCCAATTACATTCGCGATCTTCTCAAACGAATTCCTATTCATGCATCACCAGAAGAGGCAGATCTTTTCAAAAAACAAATCATTCGTCAACACTTTAGTGCTAAATTATTGATCGTAGATGAAGCCCATAATCTTCGTGATATTTCAAAAGTTGCAGAAGAGAAAGATGAAATCAAAGACGATGAGAGTGATACAGCAGGTGGTAAATTACTTACCCCATATCTCATGGACGTTTTATCCTATTCCGAGGGCATGAAGTTTTGTGTATTAACGGCAACCCCTATGTATAACTCATACCTTGAAATCATTTTTATCTTAAATCTTCTTCTACGAAATGATAAAAAAGCGGAACTCATCTCGAGTGACATATTTGATTCTGCTGGAAATATCACAGAGCAGGGCCGACAACGTTTATCGTATACTACGAGCCGATATGTCAGTTTTATGCGAGGTGAAAATCCAATTTCTTTTCCTGTTCGTCTCTTCCCGCAATCTATTCCCGCCTTTGGAGTCTATCCGCGAAATAATCCACGCGGTGTGTTATTAGAAGATGATGAACGCACCTATTTCCAACGACTTCCCCTTGTTCCCATTCTGTTACAAGAAGATACCCTGCGCGCTTCTCTTGCATTCACAAATTCTTTAGTAGAGGGTGGCAGCGGTCTCAATACGGTTATGCTTGAAAAGCTGGTTCATGCGGGTAACATCGTTGTTCCTGCTACAGAGTCGACACAGGGCAATTCAGTAGAAGCCTATACCATGCGCACGGATAAAGATTCACTTAATACCGTATTTCAACGCGAAACCTCAGGTGGCCATTCCCGTTATCGAGCGAAATCATCGGTAACCGCGCGTTGGCTGGTATCAGGTGCACTTGCACCATATAGTCCCAAATTCCAATTCTTTATTGAACGTGCTCGTAACGCAGAAGGCTGTGTCTTTGCCTATACACGTTTTGTTACAGGAGGTGCACTACCAATGGCACTTGTCTTAGAAGCTAACGGATATTTACCCTATAATGGAAAGCATCTTCTGGCGGATGGAATTCAGGCTCCTGGTGGAAAACAATGTGCCTTATGTCCACGAAAGGAAAAAGAACACGCTGATGCAGGTCATGCCTTTTCTCCTGCGTATTATGGCATTCTAACAGGTAACATTGAGATTTCTCCTAATAACGAGCTAACTATCACAACACAACGTGCATTAGATAATAAAGACGGTAGAAAAATCAAGGTACTAATCGGCTCACAAATCGCATCAGAAGGTGTCGATTTGCGGTTTGTTCGTGAAACTCACATCATTGATTCATGGTTTCATTTGAATAAAACCGAGCAGATTATCGGTCGTGCGATTCGTTTTTTATCGCACTGTGCTCTTCCGAAGGAGAAACGAAACAATACCATCTATCTGTATGCAGCCGTGTTTCCATCTGAAATGTCTGATCGAGAAACTGCCGATCTATATAGTTATCGTGTCGGATTTAAGAAATCCGTTCTGATCGGACGAGTCAGTCGCATCATGAAGCAATCTGCGCTGGATTGCAATCTGAATCAGGAAGCGATCATCATTCGTAATCAAGATCCGATCATGCAGATCGATTCACAGCGTATGCGTCGTGAACAGGTCAATATCAATGATATGCCTTTTACAGCAGTATGCGACTGGATTGAAACATGTGATTATACCTGTCAGCCAAAAATTGATGTCAGTGTAGTTGATGATTCGACCTATGATGAATTTTCCGCCCGTTGGAGAATATATCAGATCAAACAATTGATCCGTGAACGGTTTGAAGAGCAATCTTTTTTTCAATCCGAAGATCTATGGAGTACCTTTGCATTGTTAAATATTCCTCGTTTAATTGCAACTGATGTACTACGAGAGATTGTAAATAATAAGACATTTCAGATCCGTTATCGCGATCAATCCGGCTATATTCGATTTTGCAATGGATATTACTTATTTCAGCCCAACGTATATGAAGATCTTACGATTCCATTGGCCATTCGAGTGGCTCGATTCCCAGTTAAACGCGATCAATATCAACCAATTGCCTATCAGCCTATATATCGAGAAGAATCCAAACAAGAACATAACTCTGAATTGGAGTCCGTCGAGACATATTGGAAGTCCATTGTGGATTGGGTTCAAGAACTTTCAAGTCACGCACGTTACTCACAACCTCCTGCCGATATTGCGCAACATATTAAATCGACAACCGATACGTCTTCTGAAACGTATATCCAAATGATTGAAATGATTGAAATGTTTCACTCTTCGTTTCACCGTTCTGAACAGAAAAATCCAGAATCCTTTCGAAAAGCAGTGTCCTTTTATTTCTGGGATGAATGGCTAACACTTGAAGAACAAACCTATTTGGTAAAGTCAACCGGTATGAATCTACACGAATATATCAAAGAGAATCAATACCAATTTAGCAAGTTTACAGTAAATCGTTTCTTGAATCCTAAAACTGGTGAGATTTCGGTAACATGTGAAAATGCAGATCAAAAAGAATGTGATGCCGTTGCTTCCCAGCTTGCACGTTCCACATCAGACCCCCTTCGTCAATTTCAAGTTAATAAGAAAACAACCGGTTCATTTTATGGATATGTAGTACCAAAAAGTGGTCATATGGTATTCAAAACCAATGAAGCACCCGAAGTAAATGGAAAGATTGGTAGAGGTAGCGAATGTATTATTGTTAGTAATATTAAAGAACGTCTTGTTCAATTAATATCGATTGGAGATCTTCTAAAGGCTCATCGTAAAACAGACTTTAACTTAAATAAGGAGTCATTGTTTGAATCTCATATGATTAAAGGCTCAACTCGTGTATGCACGCTATTAAATCTGCTTCTTCGTTTTCTAGATGCGGAACGGTTGGATAATAAACGTTGGTTTTTTCGTTCCGTTGAAGCCTATTATACGGGGCATAAAGGCACTGTTAGAAAATGAATAAAATTGAGTGATTGTGGATCAGAAAAGGATCGTAACCCACAGAAGAATGGAGTCCACTGCCTTCTTTGAGAAAAAAATCAGTCTTACTCCAAGTGATTTTAATGAAGTAAAATCCACACCCGTTGAAGAGATTCTTCTTCGAAAAGCCCGTGATATGGTGGAAAAGAAATGCTCCGAACAGGGATTTGTTCTTCCCGGTTCTCTTCAACTTATCTCTCGCTCGATGGGTTATTTCGAATCAGCACGTTTTACAGGCGATGCCATTTACTATGTTAAATTGGAAGGGCGTGTCATATATCCGGTAGAAGGTGTTCAAGTTCTTGGAAAAGTCATTCGTAAAAACAAGATGGGCCTGTATATCAACTACAATGATGCCATTCGTATTCAAATTCCACGCGATCTTCATTTGAATGAGCCTGAGTTCGAAGAAGTCCAAATCGGAGATAATGTTTATGTTGAGCTAAAGCGCTCCAAGTTTGCGATTTATGATACCTATATTCTTGCTAGTGGATTGTTTCTTCGAAAGGAGGGGGGCGTACCAAAAGAAGCAGACGAATCGGAAGAAGAATCCGAAGTGGCTTCCGAGGTGGAATCCGATACTGGTATGGACACAGACAATAAAGAAGACAATGATGCAGGTGTAGAAGAATACGATGTGGCTTCCGAATCGTCCGAAGAGGGTTTCGATATGGAAAACGAAATTAGGGCCGCCATGGCCGCTAATAAAGCTCCAAAGGCACCGGCAGACGATGAAGAAGACGAAGAAGGAGTGTAATGCGCTTTACTAGAATTCAGGAACATCTCTACAGAATTAGAAATGTCGTACGAAGATCGCAAAAAAATATTTGATATCATTCCTACACTTGTTACTTCCGAACAGGAAGAGGTCTTTCGAATCATTCGTAAATTAAAAGTATCCTACAGTGAAAATTCAAACGGTATTTTTTTTGATTTATCTAATCTATCTGACGACGTCTTTCAACAAATCAAAGAATATATTGATTTTTGTTTAACGACGCGACGTGATCATGAACATCGTTTAAAAGCACTTGAAACCATTCGTATTCAAAATGAACAATATCAAGACGATTCATAAAATTGAACCTAAAGTCTGATATAGAAATACGATTAGACTAATATGACAACCCCCGTAAAGAAATATCAAAATGTCAGCTATAAAGAACTACTTTCGTTCTCGGAACATAATCCCAATCGACACCGAGTGTTGGAGTCGATTGAGCTTCCTACGTCCCTTTCCGATTCCTCCCTAGAGTCACTCTATCTGCCAGGCTATACCTCTCTTCATTTGAATCCTGCTGGAATGCTAAGCATCTTTGCCTGTATTTCCGATCCAGCACTCTATTCACTTTCTCCTGAACATAGCCGCATTGAACAACTCATTGAACTTAGTACTTCCTTTCAACAAAAAACGGACGAACTAAAAAATACATCACTCTCGCGGAAACGAAAGAAGATCCATGACTTGATTGGAGCTGCTTACAATGGTGCTCGTCTAGAAGATAAAGACTATTTGGATCTCTACAATGGACTCTCGATGATGACAAATACGCATTTTATCCTTATTAAGGAAACCGTTCAGGATCGAATTGAAGATGGAACACAATATGAGAGTGCAATGAAAGGAGATGTCGTGTTTTCATCTGATCCAACTAACTGGAAAGCAGATCATCCATTGTGGATTGCCGATTATCGTGGGCGCTGGATTGCGTTGCCATCTGAAACCCATGCACAGCCCCTCCCTGCCTTTGTAGATACATGGATTACACATATGGAACAACATGGCTGGGTAGTTCAATGGCCAGAGGTTGATGCACCCAAAACCGAATTGGTAGAACAGCTTCGTCAACTTCCTACCTGGAAAGATAGTGATCAAAAATTAACAAAAGATGTACTTTCTGCTCGTCTTGGAAAGGCAAAAACAATGATGCGTCTTACATCTATGACTTCGTAATGAACCTAAACATAATTATGGTTAAATACATAATATGACGAGTATTGTACAGGGAACACCCGTTGGTATTCATCTTCTTGTAAATGTATACGATGTACCCAATTCAGGGTGCCTCGAGTTTATGACGCAAGGTCTCCCATTACTCGATCGCATTGTTCAAGAACTACATCTTCATGTGGTAGCTCGAACGGGTCATCAATTTCCACCGTGTGGATATTCGTATGCCTATGTATTATCCGAAAGCCACTTTACTATTCATACCTATCCTGAGCACCAATCATGTTACATTGATATTTTTTGCTGTAATCCCACCTTTTCTCCCGCTTATGCGATCCAATTGATTCAGCGTGTATTTCATACACATAATGTACGCTATCAGGTGATAGAACGATAAGCATAAATCTATTATGGAGTATAAAATTGACAATGTTTATCCTCCAGAATAAGGTATCTAAGGTACTTTTATTCCTACTAGTTAGAATGGACTTGACCTCCGATCAACATAGACGTATTACTGCGTTTATCCAAGACTGGTCGAAGGACAAGACGATGGAATTGGAAACCACGTTTGGCGAGAAAGGAGTGGTTGATTCCAGTACGTTTCTCCAGATTGCTCAGCGTCTTCGTGCGAAGGATTTCGAAATGATTCCGCAAGACGATCGCTTGAGCATTATGACACCTAATCAACTCCGTATTTCCATTCAAGGTCTCGGTGTCATTCAATCCTATTGTGAAGACGATACACTACAAAACAAAATCTACACGGTCATGGCCAAGAGTCGTACCTCTCCCGATAGCAACATCGACATACGAGACTATCACCTTCGTTTCAAGATGCGCCGCGAGTCGGATTTGAGTCACGACGACCCCCTTGTTGCTCCAATTCTTGCCAATTGGGCCAATCAAAAGAAAGCCTTCCGACTCATTCGTCGTTGGAGTTTTCGTGGAAGAGGAATTCGTTTTGATCTCTCGATGATTCGCCAATCCCCCACGGTGTCTACGGGCGAATTTCAATGGTCCACACGCTTTCTACAACATAATATTCTTACACAACCCCCGCGATATGAGGTAGAAGTCGAGCTGTTACACGGCGAACCTGATACGGCCACACCTGAACTCGCCTATGCAGCCTTAATTCGCGGTGTAGGAGAAGTCTTGCGCGCCATTCAAAAGAATACACTTCTTATTCGTACAAGCATTGCGAACAAGGTTCGTGCTGACTACCAACAACTGGTAGGTACTTCGCGATTTCGAGGTGTAGGCCCCGTTACGTTAGAGGTTAAAAATATGAAACGAGAAGTAGAAGATGGTATACCTAATATTAGGTCTGGCTACAATGTTACTGATAAAGCGGACGGGCTTCGTGCCCTCGGCTACGTCGATCAAACGGGAGAGCTCTTCTTACTCGACCAAAGCATGAATATTTACCGAACGGGATTACGAAATCCTGCCTGTGCAAACAGTTTGGTAGATGGAGAATGGGTAACGCTTACGAAAAATAAAGAACCTATTAACCATTATTTAATCTTTGACATCTATTATTCGAAGGACGGAAAGAATACATGGGATTCACCCTTTATTGCTGTTAAGGGTGAACTATTGGATACAGAAGCACCGAGTCGATATAATCACCTCAAACAATGGTATCAGCACTGGACACAAGGAATTGAATTTATAATCAAATCAGTTTCATCTGTGAATCGTCTGATGATTGCGTTAAAACGATTTGAGTTTGCTGCCCCCAATAGCGATGCTATCTTTACACGTTGTTGCAATTCTATTCTTGATGCATCACATATCTATCATACGGATGGTCTCATTCTCACCAGTAATTCTCATCATCTGCCTGCAAAGGCGGGGGGGCGCTTTATTCAACAATTCAAGTGGAAACCAGCAAAAGATAATACGGTGGATTTCCTTGTGAAATATGAACGTCATTCCGAATTATCCACTGATAAAATTACAACTACCATCGGTCAAAGCAATTCCGTGGTTCAATATAAAACCATGCATCTCTACGTAGGCGGGACGACTCGCTCTAATCCTCGTGATACTATTTTGAAACAACTCGAAATCACAAAAGATGATTCAGGAAACTACCAAGCGGTGCTATTTACTCCTATGGACTTTTCCGATACAATGGCAAATACGTGTTATGTAAAGGTAGAACAAGATGCTGAAACACTAGAATTTTACTGCAGCACAGAGGACTCAAAAGAGCCAATTACCGATTGCAGTGTAGTGGAAATGCGATATGATCTGACACGCGACCCTGGCTGGCGATGGGTTCCTTCTCGTATTCGCCATGATAAAACCGAGCGCCTTCTTCGTGCTACGGCGATTGCCAAAGAAACCGGTAAAAGTATCGTCTATTCGGGTGTCATGAATGATAAAGCAGTTGCTGATTCCGTATGGAACTCCATTCATGAACCCATCACAGAGTCTATGATTCGTAGCGGAAATGAACAGCCGAGCGATGATGAAATACGCGCACTCATTAACATACATCAAACTGAAATCACAAAAACATACTATCAACGTAACGCTCCAAAAGAGAGTCTGGCGCTTGTAAGTGGTTTGCAAGACTTCCACAACAAATATATCAAAGATATGGTCTTATTGAAACCCGCTCTACGAACAGGAAAGAATCTACTGGATCTTGCGTGTGGTAAGGGTGGTGATATGTGGAAATGGATTAATAATGGCGCACAATATGTCATTGGTATTGACTATGCAGGGGAGAACATTACCAATCCAAAAGATGGCGCCTATAGCCGATATGTTCAGGCCAAACAAAAAGTTCGTGTTCCTAATATTGCATTTGTCATTGGAAACAGTGCCAAACGAATTGTAAACGGAGAGGCAGGTGCTAATCAACAAGAGGGTGATATTCTTCGAAGCGTATTTGGAAAAGAAAACCCACAAGGGTCTCTTCCTCCTTATATTGAAAAGGTAATGGCAGGAACCTTTATTGGTGGCGCCGATGTTGCTGCCTGTATGTTTGCACTTCACTACTTCTTCGAATCAGAATTAATGCTGTCTGGTTTCCTTACCAATCTTTCTGAAACGGTTAAACCGAACGGCCTCTTTGTCGGTTGCTGCTTTGACGGAGATCGTGTCTTCAACATGTTACGCAATATGAATCAACATGAATCACGAGTAGCCACCGAAGGAGATGCAACCATCTGGTCCATTACAAAAGAATACGAACATTCTGAGTTTATACCAGACGAAACGTCCCTTGGATTAGCGATTGATGTCGAATTCATTAGTATTGGGTCGAAATATCGCGAATATCTGGTGTCCTTTGAATATTTCGTTTCTCGCATGAAAGCCATCGGATTTCGTCTATTGAATGATAAAGAATTGGGGGAACTGGGTCTCAAATATAGTACCAATACCTTTAATGCGAGTTATGAAATGGCAGCTGCACAGCGACTACATTATCGTATGATAGACTCCGTAAAGGAGTTTTCATTCCTGAATCGATGGTTCATCTTCAAGAGACAAGGAGATACCGATCTACAGATTGCAGATCTTCCAAAGGAATTGGCCGAAGCATTACCACAAGAAGAGATAGAAGAGCTGATTCCTGCCGACGCATTGGAAGAACAAAAGATAGACGTGGCGCCTGTTGGATTTCGTCTTCCTGCTCGTGACAAGCAATGGGAGCCACAACAGATATTCCCCTTTGGCATGGATGCTGTTCTCAAGAACTTTCTCAGTGTTATGGACTCGAAACAGAAACCCGATGTCGGTGTTGGCCGCTGGTTATCACTTTCTGCGCCCTGCCCGATTCCCGATCCCATGCCGAACCTAGATGATCCCTCGAGTCATCCATTTCCTGAAGCAGACTATGTATCGTATCCGACCGTCGAGCATTATCTTGCGGGCATGAAACTGAAACATGCATTGATTACGCCTCGTCGTGTAGGTGAACCCGATCTAGGTCAACTCGTTATGAGCGAAGATGGAGACATTCACCGACAATTTAAGGATCTGCGTAAAGAGACCATGCGTCGTAAACCATTTGCTCCCGAATCTGCCGACGATTATAAATTACTTGTCAAAGAAGCACAGACGGTTAGAAAGTTCTTTAGTAACAAATCGAATATTCGTAAATACAAAGCCAATGTATCGGATGAAGAATGGGATTCCATGCGAGACAAGTATCTTCGCGATGCACTTCGTTATCGATTCCGATTTGACCAGCGTTTCCGAGATACGGTTCTTGCAGCAAAGGAGGCTAAAAAGTATCTTCTTCATATCAAGAGTACAATGAATAATGATATCTCGGATCCAAGCAAGGCAGAAGATTCCACTTCCGAACTCTATGGATATCGTAATCCTAATACAAAAGTTATTCTTGGTGGAAATAAAGTGGGTCTCTTCATCATGGAGATTGCAGGATTCCAATTCTAAACCGTTCCAGAAGTAGAGAATGGGGATCATCAGTAGCAAAAAAGAGGAAGAATGTTATGTTGATTCCTATCATATTACAGATACCTTCTGCCATCATCAGCAATGGAAACATACCATGAAACAGATAAATCATCAAATAGAACCGTGTATTAAGAAATGGGTGAATCTACCGGATGTTTTTGGTAGTCAACCATATCATATTTATGCAGTATATGATAAGGATCTCAAACGTAGAATTCAAGAAATTGCCTACGATCAGCCGCATATTCATTCGTGCAACTATATTTTTATATTTTGTGCACGTACGAACTTTCATCTTGTAACAGATTTCCCCGCTCCATTACATGAAAAGCCGTCGATTCGTTCCTATTTTTATAAATTATGGGATTCCTATCAACCAAATGTTCTTACCTGGTCTACTCGTCAAACCTATATTGCAATTGGCTTTGTAATTGCAGCATGTTCCGAAGAGTCGATTCCATGCTACCCTGTCGATTCATTTCAAGTATCTGAACTTTCATCACTTCTTGATCTTCCTTCACATCTTATTCCCACCGCCATTCTCACAATTGGTGCAGAAGATTGATAAAATTGATCTTTTTAAATGCATATCATGTAAATCATACATGCCTCATCACGCCTGGCAACGTTTGACCCAGGTCAATCGTCATACAAGAGACCAGCATATCTCCTTTGATGAGCCCACACACAAATACTATGTAAATGGTTCCTGTCAGGGAAACATTTCCTGTACTGGGTTTATTCATGAATTCTTTGGACACTTTGATGCCAAGAAAATTATTACAAA